TTTTTCAAGTTAGAAGTATACTATACTACATTGCCATGATAAAGTCAAGTAACTAATAAAAAATAAAAGGGACTTGACTTAGCCAAAATATATGTGTTAACATGGCTCTGTTGGTTGGTTAAGTTAATGATATTTAAATATGTTATTAACTGTTCCATTTAAAGCTTCTTCATATTCTTCATCAAACAGTTCTTCAGCTGACGGTTCAATATTATCTATTTCATCTAAATCATCAGATAATTGTTCTGCAAATTTACTATGTTTTTTGACAATATTTTTATAATAAGCAGACAGTCCTATTGAGGCCTCTGTTATAACAATTACATGAGTTTCTTTAATTTCAAAATATGTGTTTTCTGTAAAGGGTGAAATCCAAGCAGTAAGATGTAGAGATTCTACATGTTGATTTGATTCATCTTCATGCATCATTTCCATTTTTAAAGGTGTTTTAATTACATATGTTTCGTTAACGTGTTCCACAGCTTCACAAATAATATTGTCACCATTTGTTAATTTAACGACTTTATAATTTGTTTCCATTTTTAACCCTTTTTTTTATCAATCATTCAAATATATATTTATGTGATTACAATTGTACTTTACTAATTTGGTAATCAAACTGTTGTTCATTGTATAAAGCTATTCTTTCAGAAAAATGATTTAATGTAAAATTACGTTTATTGTTATGAGACACATCGTCTGCAATATCAAATATCAAAACGGAATTTTTAGTATCGGTCTTACGCAAACCTCGTCCAAGACTTTGGAGCACTCGAATTCTGCTTTTACTTGGAGAACTGAACACGATGTTATTAATGTTCCTAATATTAATACCAGTACTAAATGTACCATAGCTTGCAAGTATAATTGATTTCTTTTCATTTTCTACAGTCCCTCTTATTTCTTCTCTTTCTGATGTGTCTGTTCCACCATATACAAAAAATGTTTTTCTATCAGTTATTGTTTCTTGAACTTGGTCGTATAATGGTTTGCCATGTTTTTCAACTAATTGAAAGAGACAAAGTGTATTGCCATCTAAATGTTGCAGAAGATTAACTATAAAATTATTTCGTTTCTCATTCGTAGCTAAATACTCTAGTTCTTCTGCATACGTCATTCTTTCGCGAATGTTTTTGTGTTTTAAAACAATACACTTAACGGTCAAGTCTGCAAGTGTTTTCCTGTCTATTAACTCTTTAGTGGTAACTATATTTTCAGTAGTACCAAATAGACCTTCTAGTACTAAGCGATGCGTTAGCGTTCCATCTAGGGTGCCTGTAAGTCCAAATCTGTACTTACATTGGTGTAACTTAGTCATAATCCCTGTCAGCGATTTAGACTTGAACATGTGTGCTTCATCACCAATAACACAACCAAAATCTTCAAAATATTTCTTTGGCATCTTATACAAAGATTGCCATGTTGATATTACAACATCCTTAGTTACTTTGCGGTCATGACCTTGATATATTTTTTGACAGTACGTACCAGAGCTCCAACCGTAATCTTCGAAGTCAGTATACATTTGTTCTACTAGTGAAGTGGTTGGAACTAATATTAGAGTTCTCACTCCCATCATTTTGTAATAACGAACTAACGAATATATTATTAATGACTTACCAGAAGCAGTGGGAGAGAGCAACAAAGCACGATGTCTGCTAACAGCGTGGTGTACGGCATCAATCTGATAATCACGAACTGTAAGAGATTTACCTCTTGACTTTGGTTTAAGAGATTTAACAAATCCTGAGACAACGACTCGTTCAATCTTTCTTTCATCTTCTACTCCATCTTCAAATGTATAATCAATTCCGTTTCTTGAACAATATTGTTTAATGTATGAAAGCAACCCAACGTATATTTGTCCTGTAGCTGGTGAAAATAGTCGTATCTTACCATCCCACATACGATTTTTAAACTGTGGCATAAATTTAGCGCCAGGCACTTCAAACGTAAAGAACTCTGTTAGTTCTTGTTTTGTTGATGGGTCTAGGTCATCTAGAACTAAATATACTTCGTTCTTTTTAGATATATGCATTTTACATCAACCATGTTATGATACTCCATCTTGTTCCTTTAGTAACTATTTTTGCTTCGTGAGGAAACATAAAGTTAGATGGAAATATAATTGCAGACCCTTTACTTGGGCAAAACTTTTTATCTGCTACATAAAACTCGCCACCTTCATAATCATCATTAAGATATAATAATGCAGATACTTGAGGATAACCATACTGTTGGCCGTGACTGTGATGAATATTATCTACATGTTTAGACATAAATCCACCCTTGTCATATTTGTTGATACGAAAATCGGTAGTACGACCTACGGTAAAAAGAGGAAAGTCGGATTGGTATTTTACTATCACGTTTTCGTAACAAGATTTAACCGCAGTATAAAATGTGTTATCTTTTTTTATCCAAGAGTCAGACATTTGAACACGATCTTCTTTTACAATTGCGCCGCTATCGTGTGTTGAGTATGTAGATGGTTTATAGGGAAAATTATAGCCAATTAAATCATTACATAAACTTTCAGGAACAATACCCTCATAATATTTTATATAAGTATCTACATTCATTACACCATTCCTGCTTCAAACTTTTTCCACTCTATTGCGTTTTTAATATCCCACCCACGATTGTCAATTGATTTGATTACACCATCAATATATTTTATAACAATTTCTAGATATCCAATTTTATTCATTAGTTCAATAACTTCTTCATCAGAAGTAATATACATTGCAAGATCGGTTTTAAGAACTTTTAAATCAAATGGTTTAGATACATAAACTTTTGCATCAGATTTACCACCGTAGTATTCCCATTTCTGACGATACATACGTTGATAGTCTCCATTGTGTTTTTGCAACAGCAATTGAAACTTTGACCTGTGGTCAAGGTATTTTGATTTTATTTTTTGATTAGTAAGGGATTCAGATGCTAAATCCTCTTGATTACTAATCACAAGGTCGGTTCTAGCTTCTTCTTTTAACTGGTCTAAATTCATTATATTATATTTCTCTTCAAAGTGTGAGTAGTGTCGATGTACTCTCAGGTATATCTTAACTTTCTTAGAAAGTCTTAAATGTGTATTATTAAAGCGTTATCTTTTCTACTCAGTTATATTTATAAACTTTTTATTTCGTATATTTTGTATGCAAACTCAGCAGTTGCGATTAAGTTTTCAACATCGGTTGCAGCCTGTGAATATTCTAATCCACCTAATGATATTGGGAATACATCTTCAAAATTAATTTCAACAATAGGATTATTCTTATTAGATAATATCATAAGGTTTGCATCAGAGTACATTGATTTATCTGGTGTTGAAGAACCAACATCACCAATGTCTGAACTTGTTGATCTTTGACTTGCAGGCGCAGTTGATGTTACATCTCTGTGTGTTGAAAATTGTCCTCTGTTTTTAGGAAAACCAATCCCTGTTATCCAATCGTGTAAAGATAGATAATTTTCTAGATATTCATCTACAATAAAAGATATTGAAAGATTTTCATATTCAAGCTTATCACCCAATGTAGGTATATTTTTAAATGGTGTATTTAAAACTGATGGTGTGCCAGATATGCCAGGCACATTAGCAGTAACCGTAAAAAATTCAACTTTAGGAAGTTGAAGTATGCCAAACTTAAATTGAGTTGGACTTGCGTAGTCTAACTTATCTGGCTGTCTGCCTAGTGGGGATTGTGATGTAGTCATAATACTATTTATAACAAAAAAAGGGAGAACAAAAAGTTCTCCCTCTATCGTACCATATTTATGATGTTATCAATTGTTAGGGTTTGATCCTGTTATTCAGAATGATAGGATCAGAATTGTTCCAGATCACATCAGTCAAATTAGAATAACGAGTAATTATCTGTGCGGCAACTCCACCTGCAAACAGACCAGACCAACCGAGAATTACAAATCCCCAATGTAATGGTGCGCTAAATAGTTCTTCCATGAACCAAAAAGCATGTCCCCATTCGTTTAGACCAACATTTGGCAAAATCATTAACGGGCCAGCAATTGCGAAAACTAATGGAAATGATGTACCCCTACTGTACTGTGGTAAACGAGTTATAGCATAGAGATAACTAGAGATTCCGCAAACAATGTACATTGGGAAAGAACCATAAAATACTACGACATGACTAGGTGTGAAACTAGTATCGCGTATGATTACCTGATGCCATGAAGCATCTTGCTCGGTGAAGAAACTTCCACCCCAATAAACTCCGAATAGATATACACCTAACCACATCATCCAGTAGAAATAACGCTTGATTTCTAGTTTTGGGTCTAGGTTATCCAATTCTTCTTTGGTGTCTCTTGTCTGCCAAATCCAACCCCATGCAATCAATGCAAAGGTAGGCATTACAGTCATGTGTACACGCCACAGACCCATCCAAACTTTTTCAAATTCTGGCTCCATAGAATCCATGCCATGACTATATGCAAAAGTCCTTTGATACCAAATCCAAAAAATTGCGACTGCTAACATTAGTGCCATGCCAGCTTTATAGTATCTGCTATCATACCACTCGTTTTTATCCCAAGCTTCTGTAGATACCGTTTTATTTGTTTCTGTAAAAGTAGTTGCCATATTTTCCTCCTTATTTTAGCTTATCCAATCTATTTATGGTTTTTAGTTTGTCCTAATTGTTAGACAAAAAAAAGGGGAACTTAGTTCCCCTTATACCATATTTAAATGGTTTTAAACAGCGCGAAGCGCCTGATAACCAGCTGCAATCACTGATCGTGGTGCAGTACCTAAACGATACTTGCTATATGTTTGTCCATCAAATGAACTCACTTTCTTGTTGAGGAAAATAGGGTATCCCTCTGTGCGTAGTTTGCTCATAACCGCACGAACATTTTTTACCCCATATCGTGATGTAATCTGTTTTGCAGTAAGTTCTGCTCCACTCACAAGTGCGTTAAGAACCTTTTCAGTTTTTGTAAAAGTAATCATTATAATAATTTCTCCTTGTTAACAATCAAATTTGATTGAAGTACTACTATAACATACTGTACTAGATAATGTCAATACCCTTTTTAAATAAAGGCCAAAAAAAAGGGAATCCCGAAGAATTCCCCTTTTTCTAGGTTGGTTGACCCAACTCTTATGTTTTTTACATAAGGTTTGATACTTTAACCCTACGATACCAAGCATTGGTGTTTGCATCAAGAGAACCATTAGAGTTAACTGTGTCTCCAGCAGCAACTGCACCAGCAGCAGCGAATGGGTTAGCAGCAAGACCATAACGAGTCTTGAAACCAATCTTAGGTTGGAAAGAATTTTCACCAACCGCACGTACCATTTGTAATGGAACATATGGGCAGTAGAAGAATCCAGCGTCATAAGGTGAAGTACCCTTATAACCAACAACATAGTACTGTGAAGCAGCTACGTTAGATGCATATGGATCAACATATACTTTATAACGTCCGTTCATAACACCAGCAAATGTGGTAGTTGTGTCGTCTACGTTTAGGTTGTTTGCAAGAGCAGGAGTATAATCAAGTACACCAGCCATCTGAAGTGCAGATGCAACATCAGCTGAACAGATAACCATGTTACCCTTACCTCTACGAGTCTGTTGACCAATTGCATTAGCATCACGTTCTATTGCGAACATAAGACCTTTGAATTTTTCAACTGACCAACGACCATTAGAATCTGTATCTAAATCGAAGATACCAGCAGTAGTTGTGTTAACTTGAGCACCTTTGACCGCAGTAACATACAACGAGCGAATAACTTCGCGGTTGATTTCTGCGAGGATTTCAGAACTTAGGATGTTTGAAAGTTCTGTCTCTGCATCAAGACCATGAATTGCCTTCAAATCTTGTGCAAGTTCCATTGTGTACTCAGCTTTTAGCGCACGACTAACGGCAGTAACAGTTGACTTCTCGATTGAGAATGCCATCTGAGCAAATCCGTTATCAGAACTATCACCTAATGCTT